GCTTCTTCGGCTCGCGGAAGTCGTCGGCGATCTTCACCGAGTTCCACTCGCGGCCCTTTGCCTTGTGCGCCGTGGAGATCACGGTGTCCGCCCGGCGCTCGTCGACGAGGGACTCCACCACCGCGATGATCACGTCCGGGCCGTGCTTGTCGATCAGGTTCACCAGCACCTTGAGATCAGACCCGGACGGGTCGTTCTCCGCGTGGTCCTGAACCTCGCCCCAGGTCCGGAAGGCCATCAGCTCGGGGTGGGCGGTGCCGCTCCCGGCCTTCAGCGTGATTGCGGCCTCGGCCAGGCGCCGGATGTCGTCCCCGCCGCCGACCACGGCGACCTTCCGCCCGGAGTCGACGGCCGACATCGCGCGGGAGATCGTCTCGGCGTTAGTGCGGCACAGCACCGCGGCGGGGTTCTCAAGGCCGGCGACCATGGACGAGATCCGGTCGTAGCCGGTGATCCGCAGCGAGGCGCCCGCCACGTCGAGCCACTTGTTCGCCTCGGACGCGATCGCCGGGCCGAACCTGAACGACTGCGACAAGGTAAGCCGCTGCGCGTCCGGGAACCTGTCCATGGCGTCGACCGCGCCGCGCCACCCGTAGATGGCCTGCGAGCGGTCGCCGACCGCGACAAGCTGCGATCCCCGCTGCCCGGTCACCACGGAGAGGATCACCGGGTTGGCGTCCTGCGCCTCGTCGAGCAGCACGTAGTCGGCGCTGAGCTGCGGCCCGGACAGCTGCCAGAGCTTGAGGTAGCAGTCGTGCGTGAAGCCCAGCCGCCCGTCCTGGCCCGAAAGGTCTTCCCACGCCTTGCGGGCGAGCGGAACGAGGATCTCGCGCAGGTCCCGCATGTCGTCGTCGGAGTCAAGCCCCGGCTTGCGGGGCACGTGACAGCCGCCCGGCTCGCGGTCGGCCGACCGGCAGAACCTGTCCACGGTCTCCATGACGAGGCGGGCGACCTGCGCCGGGGCGAGCATCCGCTCCCCTAGCCTGAGCGCGTCGTTGATCCGCAGGATGCGGGCCGTCTCGCGCGCGGGCACCCTGGGGCCGTTCAGCCGCCCCCGGTACAGCCTGCCCACGGCCCCGTAGGCGAGGGAGTGGGCGGTGGCGCACTTGACGGACTCGGGGAACTCGCGCGCGGCGTCCGCGGCGATCGCCCTGTTGTAGGCGACGTAGACGCCGCGCCGCTGCGGGGCGTCGGCCGCGAGCATCTTCAGGGTGCTCGTCTTGCCGGCCCCGGCCCCCGCCTCGATGACGAGGTTACGGCCCGTGCCGAACGCCTTGATGATCGCCGACTGCTCATCAGTCGGGGTGCGGCCCGCGCTCACGATGCGCTCCAGTTTGCCATGGTCCCGGCCATCTCGTCTCCCTCAACCTTGCTGGCTTATGTTTCAAGGTTAGCACGGGCACGACGTGACCGCAACATAACCCGGCAAGGTTTCGGGGATCCATCGTCGCGAATCCTCCCTGGCTGCGTGACCGTGCCGCGTACGTACCACTCGCCCAGCTATGTCAACATGAGCCCATGGCGGCCAGGCAGCGTTACGACACCCCGTCCGTTACCACGGACGAGCAACGGGAGTGTGCCCGCGGGACCTGGTGCTCGGCATCAACCCGCGACGAGGAGAACGCGTGGCACCCCGCCCGCTCCTACGCCCCGTTCTGCCCCGCTGACACAGCCAAGATCACCCAGGACGCCGAAGCCCTCCCCGAGGCTTACCGGCGCCTCGCCGCGAAGATCGGCGACCCGGTCCGCTCCGGCCGCGCAGTCCGCCGCCCCCCCGGCTCCCGCGTCCTGATCGACCCCGAGTACGACGCACTCCTTCGCCTCATCGCGGGCATCACCGGGGGATGGGCGGCAAGAGTCCGCGTGATCCCTGGCCTGCAGCTGTCCCGCCACGGCCACGTCCACGGCAGCGCGGAAGCCGTGGCGTCGGACTGCGCCGACCTGTCCATCAGGAACTCCGTCCCCCTCCTCGCCCTCGCCGAAGGGCCCATGGCCCGCACCTGGACGTGGCGGGCAGGCGGGGCGATGCCCCCCGACCTCGAGGCGGAGCTAGCGGACCTTGAGATCCTGCACATCGGCGACGGCTGGGTACGCGCCATGACGAGCCTGTCCGGGGAGACTGCGGGGCATGACGTCATCGCCCTGCACCGCCAGGCCGTCCGCCTCCTCGGCGAGACCCCCGCCCCGCCGGACATCCTCGACGGGATCCCGTGCCGCAACTGCGAGGCCATGTCGTCGCTCGCCGTCCTGGAGAAGCCACCGCCCGAGCCGGAGAAGCCCCCGCCGCCGTTCTGCCGCTGCCTCAACGGGAGTTGCAGGGATGAGATGACGCGGAAAGAGTACGAGGCGTGGACCGACCAGTACGCCGGGTGGGTCCACGGGTCAGGCATCCTCACCTGCCGGCGGTGCGACCTCAAGCTTTGCGGCGACTGCTCGTGGAAGTCGTGCACGTGCCGCGCGAGAGGACACGCCGCAGGCTTATTTGCCAAGATCGAACCGGGGTGCAACACTGACCGCTAGCGGAACAAGTGTCCCCGGAGCGCGGCGCGCCCGGGGCTTTTTCGTATTCCGGGGCGGTGAGCACATGCTCCCGACCCGAGGAGACGGCTTGTTCAGTACTCCCCAGCTCGCCAAGCTGCTCGGCGTCAGCCCCGCCACGATCCGCTCGTGGCGCAACCGCGGCTGGCTCAAGCGGCAGGGCCTCGATGAGCGCGGCAATCCCCTGCACACCGCAGAGGCCGGGCGCGCTTGCGAGCAGCTTGTCCGCGAGCACGGGATTGAGGCGTCAGGCGTCGACCCCCGCCGCCTCCGGGGCCGCTCCCGCGAGCACGAGGCAACGCAGGCTGACGCGGAGATTGCCGCTTGAGCGTGGACGTGCTCGAGGAAGACGGCCGCTACCGCCCGGCTGTCCCGTTCGAGGGGCGCGAGCTTCTCTGCTGCGAGGCTGGCCATGCCGAGGCGGAAGAAGCTGCGCGTCACGCGTGGAGCCTCTCACAGGCGATCGCGCGGAAGGCAACCTCGAACAGTCCTGACGGGGGGAACCCATGACCACGGGAACCCGCGGCGGTAACGGCCGCTTCACCCGCACCGCGAACAGCGTGAAGCGTGACGCCGAGGCCGCCTCCCTGCGCGCCCGCGGCTACAGCTTCCAGCGCATCGCCGACGAGCTCGGCTTCGCCTCCAAGGGCAAGGCCCACGACGCGGTGACGCGCTCCTACGCCGACATCCCCGGCGAGGACGTCAAGCAGGCCAAGGCCCTTGACCTCGAGCGCATCGACCGGCTTATCGAGCAGGCGTGGGACATCATGCTCCGCCCGCACATCACCGTGTCGCAGGGCCGCGTCGTCGGCAAGCGCATCGGCTGGGAGCGCGACGACGAGGGCGCGATCATGTACGACGGCGAAGGCGCCCCCATCGGCACGTACGAGGACATCCTCGACGACGGCCCCGCCACCGCGGCGATCCGGGAGATCCGCGCCCTGATCGAGCGGCGGGCGAAGATGATCGGCTACGACGCGCCGTCCCAGTCGCGCATCGAGGTCATCACCGACGACATGGTGAACGCCGAGATCGCCCGGCTGTCCGCCGAGTTCGAAGAGACTGCTGCCGGTGCCGCTGGTACTGGCGTCGCCTGACGCCCTCCGCCGCCTCGCCGAGCTCCGCGAGCGCAAGCGCCTCGCCGACGAGGAACGCCTCCGCAACGTCGACGCGTTCGCGCTCCTGGGCTACGAGCCCACCTGCAAGCCCCGTTACGAAGTCCGCAAGCGCGTCGCGGCCGAGCTCGGCATCGACAATCCCTGGGACCCGGCGGTCGCCGAGGCGGCCGGCACGGACCTGCCCGAGCCCTGCGGCCAGTGCCCGCAGGAGCTCTTTAACGCGGCGACCGAGGACGACGTCCTGTACGGCGGCTCCGCGGGCGGCGGGAAGACCGCGAGCATCGTGGCCGAGGCCCTGAAGTCCTGCGCGAAGTACCCCGGCATCCGCATCCTGATCCTGCGCCGCTCCTACGACGAGCTGGCGGAGTCGATCTACCCGGAGTTCCAGCGGTTCGCCTGGGGCGCGGCCCTCGGCGGGCGGCTGAACAAGACGGAGAAGGAAGTCACCTTCCCGAACGGGTCGCTGATCCGGCTCCGTTACATGGAGACGCTCGACGACGCGTCCCGGCGGCAGGGCGGTGCCTACCAGCTGGTGTTCGTGGACGAGCGCACGCTGCTCGCCCCGGGGATCGTGGACGTGATCGCGCTCGAGCGGCTCCGCTCGGCGCATGGCGTCCCCGTAATCGGCATCCGCTCGA